AATGCCTACAAATCCAATCAATACTGCCGGTATAGTGGGTACTGACGGTATGTCACCCATTTACGATCCTGCTAATAAATTTAAAATATACGCTCTTAAAGAGATATATTTAGGCGAGATCGGTGAAAATAAGTACGTGCCTAATCCTGGTAACTATGTGGTCGATACAGATTTATTTATTTGGTACGAAGTAACTAGCGTAGATCCTGGAACACTAATACCTAGTTTAGTGGTAAAAAGAAGTAACTTAGATAGTGGTGAATTTACTGAAGAAGAAATCTTACTAGGTGTTGGTCCTGGGATACCCAATGACACTTTTAGAGTATACATCGATAGATCCGTAACACCGCATACGCTAACAGTTGATCAAAATCTAACTATAAACGGGTCAATGACCACTCACGCGAAGATCTTTAAAGGCAATGATTTATCCACCGAAACAAACGTCATAAGTTTGTTCTACGATAACGGCGGATCATTAATGGGTACTTCTATTCCTTTAGAGATTGTTTCGCAAGTACCTGACGGACAAGTAAACTATAGTATAAAAACAGTACCTACTTGTTACACCAATAGAAGTTTAACAGACGGAGAAGTTGTTACTGTGGTTTTTTACTCTGCCGCAGGTCACGTTGTCTCCAAGAGACAACTTTTGGTTGAAAACACAGCATTCATAAAGAGAAACAATATTGGTGTCAGGTACGTTACAGGTATTTCTTTAGAATCCCCATTCCTATCACAAACAAATCCTAAGTTAATTAATCTTCCCGTCAACGTGCTGATGGAAGGTATTAACATGCGTGGTGTCGTTCACTACTCTGATGGCACAGTCAATAAATATCCTGTAGACGGTACGCGTTTCTCGGTTATAGGTTTGAATCATTTTCTACCCAGTATCGTGAGTCAAAACGTACCTATAGTTCTAAGATATCGATTGGGTGTTAATGAATCCGCATACAACATCACTGTGGGTGAGGATAGATTCATAACAGAAACATACAACATACGTACAACTGTTGTGGATGGCGCATACAGTGTCAAACTATTTGTTTATCCTGTATGGAGAAATGTGATAGAGGGATATACTTTAAGATGGTATCTGTATAATGGTGATAGAGATGTAGTGTACGATGTCACCGGTATGATTGAATACTCTTCAGCTGTTCCTGCATTTAACCCAACTGCTTATGGTGTTTCTCAAAGACTTGCTGTGGCTATTGATTTATCAAACGTCAGTGGTACATACACTAATTACAGACACGTTCAATCGGTGGATCTTGTTTTATGGAATCAAGGTACTGAAAGAAGTACTAACTGGACAATAGCTTACGAACAAAATCAAAACCCTGTGTATGGTATAGATAATCACGCCAAGATGACATTCATTAATACGAATCTCTATAGATTAAATATATCGTTAGATGAAACTGATTTTGATGAATGGATTGATAGAATCTACTACAGAACTAAACCTCTGATTGATCCCACTAGAGAATTGAGCGCGCCTCTACCGACACATTTCGTTATTAAGGTACTGGGTCAAGTATTTGAGTTCCCCATAAGTCAATGGAATCAAGAGTTAACCATAGGGTCTTCCGGTATTAATAATAACGACACGTTGTTTATAGAGTTTATAAGAAAGACTCCAGATACTGATTTATATCTAGGTGTATCAGGTATTCCGATATATCAAAATACATAAGTCATTAAAGAGACTGTCCTTTGGGACAGTCTCTTTATTATATTTTTTTTTTATGAAGAATGTAATAAAGAGACAAAAGTAAGTAAAAGGAAACAAATGTCTGAAATTTTATTCGCTTCTGATTGGTCTAACTGGCCAACAGCAATCATTGATGATAAAACTAGAAATAGAAGTTTTGTCAGACTAGCTAGTGTTTATAGATCGATGGGTATTAAAAATCACGCCTTTATGCTGGCTTTGATAAATCCAAAATTACAAGGTGTTGATCCACACAGTGATACATTGTCGTTTGTGGATCAGTTAATGGTTGGTGTAGAGTGTAAACAAAATTTCTGGTACTATTTAAGAGAAGTTGTAAGAGTTCCTGCAATCGGTGGATCTGAGGGAACACCTTTCGAGGCTAATAGAGGAAACATAGCTGCATTCTGGCTATTTTTTAATCACATAACTTACACACTGATTCAACCAAGACAAACCGGTAAGTCGTTATCTACTGACGTATTGATGGTGTGGTTAATGGATATTGGTTGTTTAAACACAAAGATAAACCTGTTAACTAAAGACGATACTCTTAGACGTGCCAACATCACTAGAATTAAAGACATTAGATCTGAACTACCTCATTACCTAAAACAACATACACCTAAAGATCTTAACAATACTGAAGAAATAACCACAACAAGATTAGGAAACAGATACACTACACACGTACCGCAATCGTCTCCTAAAAACGCTATTAAACTTGGACGTGGTTTAACAACATCTATTTTCCACATAGATGAACCTCCTTTCCAACCACATATTTCTATCGCACTACCGGCAGCATTAGCTGCAATGGGTGCCGCTATAGATAAGTCTAAAGCTGAGGGAGCACCGTACGGTACCATTCTAACTACTACTGCTGGTAAAAAAGATGATAGAGATGGAAGATATATTTTTGATCTAGTAGCTTCTTCAGCAATGTGGACTGAAAAATTCTTTGACTGTCCGAATTTAGAAGCTCTTGAATTAATGATTAGAAGTAACTCAAGAGGTAGAAACCTACGAGTAAATCTAACGTTTAATCACAGGCAGTTAGGTAAAACCGATGAATGGCTTTTAGGTAAGTTAGAGGGGGCTATGGTAACTGGTGACGATGCTAACAGAGATTTCTTTAACATGTGGACGTCTGGCAGTCAATCGCATCCATTACCAATACACATCTTAGAGACTATAGCTAACAGTAAACGAGAAGTTCAATTTACTGAAGTATCTGGAGGTTGTGGCTACATTACGAGATGGTATATACCTGAAGATGAAATATATCTTAGAATGGCTAATGGTAAATTCATATTAGGTATGGACACAAGCGAAGCGTCCGGTAGTGATGATATCTCCATGGTCATTATGGATGTAGAAACAATGGAAGTCGTTGCCTGTGGTACTTATAACGAAACCAACTTGATAAAGTTCAGTGAATGGGTGGCTAACTTCTTGATAAGATTTCAAAATGTGACCGCGGTTATAGAAAGAAGATCGACTGGCGCTACATTAATAGATTACTTACTCGTAAAACTACCAGAAGTAGGTATAGATCCATTTAGAAGATTATTCAATACCATAGTCCACCTACACGATGAAAGTCCTGAGATATATTCGGAAATAAAGATCCCGATGAATAGAAGAGACCCTAATCTTTATGTTAAATATAAAAAGACATTTGGCTACACCACCAGCGGTTCTGGTTTAATGAGTCGTAATAACTTATATTCAACTTGCCTCAACATAGCTTCTAAGAAAGCCGCTGATAGGGTTTATGATACTGAGTTGATAGATCAAATTAATTCTTTGATTACTAAAAACGGTAGAATAGACCACCCTGAAGGCGAACATGATGATATGGTGATTGGATGGCTTTTGTGTGTATGGTTGCTAACACAAGGTAAGAATTTATCTTTCTACGGAATCGATTCTAAATACATTCTTAGTAGGGCTGGTGGTAACTTACAAGAGTCCGCTGAAGAAATGCAATTTAGGCTAGAACAAAACAGAATAAGAGAAAGAATAGATGATTTAAGTATGCAGTTGAGTAAAACAAGAGATGAATACCTTTGTTTTAAAATAGAGCAGGAAATGAGATTGCTAATGGGTAAAATAGTACAGCAAGAAGGTGAAATCATCAGTGTGGATGATATGATAAAACAAGCCAAAGAAAGAAGAAGAAATAAGCAATACGGTAATAATTCAATTACTTACGCAGCTATCTATTAACGGCATAAATGGAGGGAAATCCCTCCATTTATGCCTTATTTCAACTCATTCTTTATAGTGTCTAAGTAAGCGTTAACAGCTTGTTCTTTTTGTAACTCTTCTGGATAAAACCAACATCCTAATTTAGGAAATGTCAATCTTAGTCTAGAAGCATTTATCAAAATTGTAGGTGCGTTACTAGAGACATAGGAGTAGACTTCATAGACTTTTCTTTTTCTATTAGGAATGAAAAATCTTTTATACCCACACTCATAGGTAATAGTTTTGCATGTTATTTTTACATCATAACCGTGTATTGAAAAAGCTTTTATTTCATCTTCTTCTATAATGTTTTTAATTCTGGTATTAGAGCCGCCTATGATGCTCTTAACCAAATAAATTAAAAGCATCTCAATCACTACTTTAAAAGTAATTGTGATATATTGAGTATTCATACTTCATTTCCCAACTGTAGATAGTGTCATATTTGAATAATATTGCATAGTGTATGTTCTTGCTACTATGTATAGTAAAACAGAAGTTCTGACACTGGCTAATACTGCGTCTGTTTTACTGCTAACTGCTTTCTTTATCACGTCTTCAGCTAGAGAGCGTAAGTTTAAAAGCTCGGGATCTGTGGATCTCGATGATGTGTAAATACCTTTTAGTCTCATAAGTAATGTGGCTATATCTACTTTCTTGTCCATCAATCCAACGTTATCTGAAATGTAAGAAAAACTGTGTAGTATGGTAGCTTCTAACAACTTATAAGTCGGGTCACTTGGTTTTCCAGTATATGTTTTACTGATCAATTCAAGACTAGAAAGTATATATTTAGGTGGTGCGTTAGGTACAATCTTCTCCACCACTCTTATCAATTCATTTTTAATGAAAGAATTTCTATCCGAGACTATTGACTTGATGTAGTTGGTATAAGTGGCTAGACCTTTTACTTGGTCTTTAAGAGTCTCCACACCATCATGCTCAACGACATTACTGGTAGTTGAAATCTTAACGCCCTCTTTATGCACTTCAAAGAAAACACTGTATATGTTTTTCAACATATCTCTGATTCTTCCCTGCACATCATTGACCATTCTTATAACGCCTTCGTCAGAATCCATGTTGTAAATGGCGTCGTAATGTATGCTGGAATTAGAGATAACGTCTTCAGATCTAGCCTTTAAAACAGCAATCCAAGAGCCGTAATTCTTGATAGAAAACTTATTAGAAAGTCTTGCATACGTGGCTTCAGCTACTGATTTTTCAGCAGGATATCTGAAGTATCTAAATAACAAACTTGTTAAAAATTTAAACTGTATATAAAGTAAAGCATCGACCATAGCCTCATGTTTTTCTTGAGGATTTAACAATGGACTTCTAACAATTTTGTGTAAAACATAAACCATAGAAAGATTCATAACGTCGCTAGATACGTGGAACTGTGGATTAATTGTATCCAGAGAATGTAGTCTTTCTTCAAGATACTCTTTCTCTGATTGCAAGACCAAATTAAACCACAGATCCTCATCCTGAGGTGTAAATCTAACCACCTGAACACCAGTCAAATGGCCTCCAAAAAACTCAATGTGTTGTTTATTTTTATTGACAAAACCAGTTTGTAATTTTCTTAAAGTAGCTACTAATGTTTTATCTGCTTTTAGATCTTTACAGATGTTTTCAAAGACAGACTTGATATTGACATCACTCATTTTAGTTTTCCAATTCAATATTTCTTTATGTTGTATCACTGACAACTAGACACAAAATACGTCAATAAGTAGTAATCAATTTAAACGATCTATAAGCGATTTTTAGTATCGGTGTGTTGAAGTATTGGTTTGTTTAAAAATAATTGATTCTAGGTATGTTTAAATTGATTTAAACAGCATTCGTAATTGAAAGAAATCCCAAAAAACCCAAAATCCAAAATTTCCTAAAGTAACATGTTTTATTTTCTTCTTTTTATTTTTAGTGATTTTACTTTTAAAATATTTAAATTTCATTGGAATTCTTTTCCAATGAATAATTATAAAAAAATTTAAAAATGTTTGATCTTTGCATGTATGTAAAAAAATACATACATGCATTATAGAGTGAGTATTTTTTTTTTTATAATTATATTATTTATATTTTATTATTATTATATTTTTGCATTTATTATATTATTATTTTATTTATTATTTATTTATTATATTTATT